GCTTGCAGACCCAGACCAGGAAGACAACACCTCGGCCACTGACTATCAGATTGAAGGTCGGAAGATCTTTACTAACTTCGGAGCGCCGATTTACATCCGGTACGTAAAACAAGTGACAGACCCAAACGAAATGGATGTCTTGTTTCGCGAGGCGCTCGCATGCCGGATGGCGATGGAGATGTGTGAAACGCTCTCTCAATCGAACTCGAAAAAGGAATCTTTGAAGTCTGACTATATCATGGCGATTCGAGAGGCGAGACGATCAAACGCAATCGCGAGACGACCACAAGAACCTGAGGTCTCAAGCTGGACATCGGAGCGAAGCTAAATGCCAAAGGCGTCACCGATACAGTCAAACTTTGTCTCTGGAGAGTTCGGGCCCAAGCTCAATGGAAGAGTGGATGCCGAGCGATACCGTCAGGGTTTGGCGACATGCTTAAATTACATCCCAGCGATCCAAGGAAATCTTGATCGCAGAACTGGGACTAAGCACTGTCGATTCACAAGTACGGGTGGGGCAAAAGTTCGGTTGATTCCCTTCATCTATTCTCAAGGGGATTCATTCGCGGTTGAGATTGGAACGTTGTCGGGACGATCTTACTTCCGGTTTTATAAAAACAAGCTGCCAATACTTGAAGCAACCATGACCATCACCGCCATCACTCAAGCCAACCCGGCGGTGGTTACTTCTGCGGGTCATGGATTTAACGACGACGACGAGATTGAAATCGCTTCCGTCGTCGGGATGACTCAGTTAAACGGCCGCAGATTTAAAGTCGCAAACAAAACTGCAAACACCTTTGAACTTAAAACGGTTCAAGGGACGAACATCAATTCGACGTCTTACACGGCGTACAGTTCGGGCGGAACAGCGGCCAGAGTTTACACTGTCACTCGCACTACTCCGACGTATGTCGGTGGTTGGACAGATGACGAACTTGAAGAGATTCAATACGCACAGACTGGAAACAATTTGTTTCTAGTTCACAAAAACTATCTTCCAGTGCAGGTGGTTCGAGGATTTAATGACACGGATTGGACCACGTACAATTTCAACGGTGCAGCGTCTTCGTCGGCGGTCCTTGATTCCTTGGGACCTTTTGTTTCAGGAGCATCTACCACCACAATCACACCATCTGCGGTGACGGGTATTGGTATAACAATCACGGCAAGTGCTGCGACGTTCGCATCTACTGACGTCGGTGTTGTCATTGGACATAAGAACGGGACGACATGGGGATACGCGGTTATTACCGCTTACACTTCCACCACTCAAGTCACCGCAAACGTAATATCAAACTTTGGCGCAGCGGTGGCATCTTCGACTTGGAACTGGACGGCATGGTCAGCGACAAAGGGTTATCCATCAGCGATAACACTCCACCAAGATCGACTCTTCTTTGCTGGGATCCCGTCGTATCCACAGACAATCTTTGGATCTGTCGTTGGGTCTTATAAGGACTTTACACCGAATGGTACCAGTGATGTGGACTCTGTCGCGTTCACTTTAAACTCAGAAGATTCAAACAAGGTGAGCTGGATCGCGAGTGACGAGAAGGGTTTACTTGCTGGAACGCAAGCAAACGAATGGGCGATTGCTGGATCCGACGCTGGACTTGTCATCACGCCGACAAGTGTTTACGCAAAGAAGTCTGGTAAGTACGGGAGCGCTGAATTGCAGCCCGCTCGCCTTGGAAAAGCTGCGATATACGTTCAAAAATCGCAGAGAAAAGTGCGAGAATACACGTTCTTTTACGACGTTGCAGGTTTCAAATCTGTGGATTTAACCGAGCTTGCAAGTCATATCGGCGAGAGCGGGATCATTCTAATTGCTGCACAGACAGAACCACAGCCCATTGTGTGGGGTGTTCGCACTGACGGTGTGCTGATCGCCATGACGTATGATCGGGACTCTGAAAACCTAAGAGCCGGATGGAGTCGCCATATTTTAGGCGGTCAATCCACATCGGGCGGTGCAGACCCAGTCGTTGAAAGTGTTGCCGTCATCCCAGCAGCGAGCGGTAGCTATGACGAGGTCTGGTTATCCGTTAAGCGATACATCAATGGCAACACAGTCCGGTCGGTTGAGTACCTAGAGAAACCTTTTGATGATGAAGACGCTCAAGCGGATGGATACTTCCTTGATTGCGGTGCAAGTTACGACGGGAGTGCCGCGACCACGATCTCAGGTCTCTGGCATCTAGAAGGTGAAACCGTGGACGTGTGCGCCGATGGCGCAGTTCAAACTTCGAAGACCGTGGCAAGTGGATCCATCACACTCGACCAAGCGGCAAGTGTCGTTCACGTCGGATATAACTACGATTCAGACGGGCAGATGCTGAGGCTTGAAGCGGGCGCTGCCGACGGGACATCGATTGGAAAGATCAGGAGAACGCATCGGGTCGGGTTTATGCTGCACAGAACGGCAGCGTTTAAGATCGGTCCAGACTTTGATAATTTGGATCAGCTTACATTTAGATCCGCAAGCGATAACGCCTCGGAAGCGGTCCCACTTTTCACTGGGATCATCTCTGAAAACTTCCCTGCAAACTACGACTTTGAAAACCAGATATGCTGGAGACAAGACCAGCCGCTCCCATGCAGTATCCTTGCAGTGATGCCGCAGCTTGTGGAACAGGACGGCTAGTGGAGATCATAAAGTTTGAACCTTCACACTTAACCACACTGATCGAGCAAGACGCGCACAAGACTTTGGCGCACCTTGGATCCGAGAACCTGGCAAGTTACCTATCCACTGTCGATACGTATTCGATTGTGGAGGGAAGCAAGGTGTATCTAGTGGGTGGTGCTGTGAAGTTTCATGAGCATCGAGCTGAAGCCTGGGCGATGATTGATCAGGCTTGCAGGAAAGACTTCTTAGGGGTGTTCAACAAAGCAAAGCAGTGGATTGATAGCTATAAAATCCGGCGCCTTGAAGCCACTATTGACCACGAGTTTGAAGCCGGTCACCGCTGGATTAAAGCGCTAGGGTTTACGTTTGAGGCAGGACCTCTAAAAAGATACCGGATGAATGGCGATGATGTTTCGCTTTACGTTAGGATTCAATAATGGGTGCAGAGATCATAATTGCCGGGGCTGCGGTACAAGCCTATAGCGCCATTAAGCAAGGTCAGGCTGCAAAGGAAGCTGGAGAGGCAAACGCTGCCGCAGCCGAAGCAAACGCCAGGATGACGCGAGAGCAAGCGATTCAAGATGAGAGACAGCTTCGAGCGACGGCACGAAAACAGATCGGTGCAAGTCGAGCGAACTTCGGGGCGAGCGGCGTTACAATGGACGGATCTCCCGAAGCGGTATTAGCTGAGAGTGCATCAAACCTTGAGGCCGACGCACTTGCCATTCAACGTGGATCAACTCTAAGATCTGAAGCCTTCTCACGAGAGGCGGCAGCGAGTAGACGGGCTGGAGCATCAGCGGAATCGAACAGTTATCTATCGGCTGCTGGATCTCTCCTAAGTGGTGCCGGTGGTTATATGAGATATCGTGACCCTGGCTCAACGAAGTACGGGGGTGATTAATGCCACGAATTCAAGTCTATGACCGTCAGGTCGGAAACGTTGGCCCGGTTCAAGAGAGACGATACACGGCCGAAGACTTTGGCGGGAACACTCAAGGACTAGAGAACCTAGGTCGAGGGATCGCTGGGTTAGGTAGTGTTATCGCCGAGCGTGAGGGACAGGCGGAAGTCTCAGACCTTTCGGCTAAGATGGCAAAAGCTCAAGCCGATTACACTATCAAATGGAATGACACTTTAAGGACTGCAAATCCAGGAGATAGAGATCTAGCAAATCGGTTCCTTAAAGAATATCAAGACCACGTTGAAGAGATCGGTTCTCAGATAAACACGGCGGCTGGACGAGAGTTTTTCAATGAGAGACGAAACAAAACAGTAGAGCATTTCACTGTTAGTTCTCATGCCGGGATGGCCGAGCTCGCAGGAGTCAAAGCGGTTCAAGACCATGTGACGAGAATGAACGCATACTCGAGCGCAGTCCTATCTGATCCCGGATCATACGAACCAATCCGAGCGTCAGCGCTGGCAGACATAGAGGCTAGTGTAAAAACTAAGGGCTTAAGCCGAGAGGCTGCCTTGCAGTTTGAAACAAAAGCGAGATCGCAATTGGCCACGGATGCCATTGAAGGTTGGACCAAGCTTGATCCCGAAGGAACCATTAAGCAATTAAAGGAAGGCCGCTGGGACACTGAGATCGACGGCGACACAAAACGCCAGATGCTTGGGATGGCTGATCAAGAGATCAGGGCAAGAGAGGCTGAAGCTGCAAGACAGCGAGCCGAAGCCAAGAGACTAAGAGAAGAGGCTCAGGCACAAACGCAAAACGATTTCCTTGAGAAGATGGTAAAGGGGTCTCTAAACACAAGAGCGGTTCTTAGCTCCAACCTCGATGCGTTTGGATCTGGATCAAAGGAGACTTTTATCCAGATGTTAAAAGCGAATGCTGAAAAGCCAGTGCGAACAGACCCTCGGGTTTTTAGTTCGTTGTATGAACGCATTCATGCACCGGAAGGTGACCCCAAAAAGATCGTTGATGAGAACGAATTAAACCAATACGTCATCGGTCGAACAGTCGCTTACGAAGACTTGATCAAACTCAGAGGAGAGATCTCTGGGAAAAAGACACTTGAAGGCCAAGTCGACGCCACGTTAAAGACTGGGTTTTTGAGTTCCGTAAAGGGGTCAATCACAAACTCAGTTCCGATGCTTGGGAAGATCGACAACATTGGCGATCAAAAATATTACGAGGCGCAAGCGTTTGTTGAACAACAAATAGCGGCCAGGAAAAAAGAAGGGAAGTCGATTGCTCCTCTCTTTGATCCTAAAGCGCCTGAGTTTCTTGGTCGTCAGATGGGGCAGTTTCAACGAAGCGCTCAAGATCTGATGCGAGACATGAGCCAGAACATTCAAAACCAAGCGGCCACGGTTCCAGCTCCAAGTGTAGAGCCAACACCACAGCCGTCAGCCTTGGCGACCCCGCCTCCCGCAAAGTTTCCAGAGATTAAACGTAGACCGGAAGAGAGTGCCTCGGACTTTCTAAAACGCAAAAAAGCAAAGGTGGCCGGTAACTAATGGCACTCGCTGACGGCCAACAAGAAATTATAGATCTAACTGAAGCCGGATTCTCAAGTGAAGAGATTCAGGCTTGGCGTCAAAACACGACAGCCGAACTGACACAAGCTGGTTTTTCAGGCCAAGAGATCGGTGAATACTTTGGCGAGAAAAACCCAGATATGTCTGGTTTCAAGTCTACGATTGAAGCCAACTTAAAAAGCTACCAGCTTAAAGCCGAAACTTCAAAAGACGGACTTCCGCTCCAGCCGCACGAAGTAGAGATGAAAGAGGCCGACGGTTTTATGGAAGCTCTCGGAGCTGGACTCCAGATGTCGGTGACTGGACTTGTCACACACGGTAAACCAACCACGATCCTTCCCGAACATGCTCCCATGTACATGCGAATAGCGAATCAAGTCGGTATGGTCGTGGGAGATATCCCGGCGATGGCCGCAGGCTCTATCGCAGGTGGGGGAACTTTATCACCAGTAACCGCTGGAGCCGCAGCCTTCGCACTCCCCACCGCCATCAGAGAGACGTTGATGGATGGTTATGAGAAGGGCGATTTTCAAGACTTCAATGATTTCTGGGAGCGAGCGAGTGGTGTGTTTTTAAACACTGCTAAGAGTTACGTCACTGGTGGACTCACCATGGGTGCAGCGGGAGTGGCGGGAAAAGCGCTTGCGCCTGTCGCGATACCGACGGCCGCAAAGGCGTTAGGTGTTACAAGCGCTGAGATTGCAACGATGACAACGGTAGGCGCAGCGCTAGAAGGGCATGCGCCAAGGGCTCAAGACTTTGTGGATGCGGCCATTGTCGTGGGTGGTTTGAAGGCTGCGGGTACCGTGGCCGGGAAAGTAAGAAAAGTTTATTCAAAGACTGGTGTTAAACCAAGCGAAGTTTTTGAAGCCACTCAGTCTGACCCGACCGTTAAACAAGAGTTACTCGCAAGCAACGTTGAGATCCCAAAAGCATTTGGTGGTGACAAATTAGAAAACGCCAAGTTCACCTATCTTGAACCGGGCGAGATGTCTATGGCGGTTGAGGGATCAACTCCCAATCGATTGAGAGTGGAACCGATAGTTCCAAAGGCTGAAGCGCCGGTAGAACCAGCATCGTCAGTAGAAGTAGAACTCAGCCCCATTCAAAAATCAGAACGTGCCGTTCTTGAACGCATTGGTACACCGACCGATAAACCGAAATCACAATTAAAGTTTGATGATGTTTACAGAGATTGGGTGGATGCAAAGGACCCGCTTAAAGTTCTGGTCGCTGCATCGAAAGGGGAAGTGGAGATAGGAAAGGATCCTTACATTCTATCTCGCTTGGTCGTTGACCACAGCAATAAGACAAAGAGCTGGTTAGAGTTTGGGCCAAGTGATTTTAAAACTCTTCAACCTGTGAAAGAAGTTAAACCACTTCAAGAGATCGTGGCTCCGTTCACTAAGCAGGGTGAGAAGTTAGATTCTTTTAAGGCGTATATTGTTTCTAAACGTGCGCTTGAAATTGAATCGCAAGGAAAGAAATCAGGTGTCCCAATAGCCGACGCGGAAGCGGTGGTTAAAGCCGGGGGCGCTGAGTTTGAAAAGGCATCAAAAGACTTAGTCGAGTTTCAAAACCAAGCGACAAAGTATTTAAAGGATTCTGGGATCTTAAGTGAGAAGACGTACCAGAAAATGGTTGAGATAAATAAAGACTACGTCCCCTTCACCCGTGTGATCGATGAGATGGACGGAGTGAAGTCAGTTCGAAAGAGCGGCGGATCAAATCCAATTAAGAGACTAAAGGGATCCGAAGCTCAAATCGTGGATCCAATTGAATCGATTGCTCGGAACACTGGACTTTACATTAAGCGAGCGGAACAGAACAGGGCCATGGTTTCGTTTGTCGAGCATGCTGAAAAGAATGGTTACATGGGATCTGACATCATCGAGAAGGTAAAGACTCCGATGGGGAAGATCGATATTAAGGCCGACGAACTATCTAAATTCTTTAAAGAGCAAGGGATTGAACCAGACATTGAGACGGTTGCGATCTTTAGACCAAAGAGTTTAAACCTTGGCGAGAATGACGTTCCAGTTTTCCGCAATGGGAAAATGGAAGTGTACCGCATGAAGCCTGAGATCGCAGACATCTATAAGAAGATGGATGGAAGTCCTGCGGCGAACATCATTATTAAAATGATGCGACCGTTCGCGTCTCTTCAGCGAGCGACGATCGCAATCACGCCAGACTTCATAGTTCGAAACGGTATTCGTGACGCCACCACCTCGGCGGTGTTTTCAAAGTACCCGCATATCCCAGTGTACGACGCGCTAGTCGCGATGGGAGACATCATTGGGAAGCGCGAGCCTTATCAAGCATGGCTTAGATCAGGTGGCGGTAACGGATCATTCTTAGAGATCGATTCAAAATACGTTGAGAACAATATCTACGACCTAAACAAACAGACGGGAATATTGAACTCAGCTCTCAACGTAGTTCGATCCCCGCTCGAAATGATTCATGTGGTCTCCAATGTGGTGGAGAACTCGACTCGAATCGCCGCATTTAAAAACGCGGTCAAAGGTAAGAACTACGCTGATCTTACGTTTAATGAAATGGCTGAAGCCGGGATGCAATCTCGAGAGATCACGGTCGACTTCGCTAGAATGGGAGCTAAGACCCAGGCGATAAACCAGATCACTGCGTACTGGAACGTCGGTGTTCAAGGGATGGATCGAACGGCGAGAGCATTCCAAGCGGATCCATTAGGGACTTCCGCTAAGGCGATGGCCTATGTGACCATGCCATCCGTTCTTTTGTGGTGGGCTAACCACGACGATCCTCGGTGGAAAGAGATCCCAAACTGGCAGAAAGATGCGTTCTGGCTCATCATGACCAAAGACACGGTCTTCAGAGTTCCAAAACCTATGGAGCTTGGATTGTTGTTTGGATCTCTACCAGAGAGAACTTTAGAAAAGTATTTCACCGATAACCCAAAAGCATTCGATGAGTTCGACCAAACGCTGACGGGTTTGTTTAAGCAGTTCGCACCGATCCCGACCGCTTTGTCTCCAGCGCTCGAGCACTGGGCAGACAAGTCATTCTTCACGGGGAATCCTATTGTTCCATCAAGGTATGAAAAGATTCTTCCGCAGTATCAATTCAGCGAACTCACGACAGAGTCTGCAAAAATAATGGGTCAATTCATTAGCAGCATGCCGGGGATGAAAGACAACTCTTACAGCTCACCAATGATATTGGAAAATTACATCAGAGGGTGGAGCGGAAACACTGGCATGTACGCGCTTAAAACTATGGACGCACTTCTAACTAAGTCAGGTGTTGTGGCAAAGCCTCCAGAACCGACCTCGACTCTGGCTGACATGCCGTTCATTAAAGCGTTTGTTGTTAGGTACCCATCCGCGAACACACAGTCGATCGTCGACTTCGAAGAGAGATACCAAAGTCAGATGAAGTCGATTGAAACCATTAAGTATCTGGCAAAGCGCGGTGACTTTTCGAACATGCAAAAAGAATTTAAACTCGCGGCCGAAGAGAACAACATCACAAAACTAAAAGGGACTAGCGAAGCAATCGCAAATATGAATCGCATGGTCCAGATGATTTACCGAGATCCAGCGATGAAGCCAGATGAAAAACGACAGTTTATTGACTCCCTTTACTCCAAGATGATTGAGGCCGCACAGATGGGGAACATGCTGCAAGAGAACCTCGACAAACAGCTTGGCGAGAAGTGAAGTTTTGCCGACTAGATTGATAAATTAACATGACGTTGTGAATATAGAAACGGAGTCTAACGATGGCATTAAGCAGTACCACATACCGAGTGGCGTTTGCTGGGAACGGGTCAACGACTGCGTTCTCTTTCCCCTATTACTTTCTCCTAAATGCCGACCTCGTCGTTATATTACGAGTGGATTCCACTGGTGTCGAAACCACTAAGACAATCACCACGCACTATACTATCAGCGGGGCTGGAAACCCATCTGGTGGTACAGTGACGATGGTGACTGCACCAGCCACTGGTGAAACGCTTATCGTTTACCGGGATCCAGCGATCACTCAAGGTCTAGACATTGTCGCAAACGATTCCCTTCCCGCTGATGATCTTGAAGAGAGTCTTGATCGTCTGACGATGATCGCTCAAAGACTTGATGGTCGAATGGATAGGGCGGTGACACTAAGTGAAGGGACGACAGATCCATTCACCGCGACTCTTCCCGCACTTTTAACTGATAACCCAGGTGCGACCATAGTTGTTAACGACGCTGGTGATGGGTGGGATGTTGGCCCAACGGCGGATGAAATCACCGCAGCGGCAGGCTATGCCACGGCTGCGGCCGCGAGTGCTAGTGCTTCGGCCGCGAGTGCAGTTCTTTCTGATGCTAGTGCGGATGCAGCCCTTGTTAGTGAGACAGCGGCAGCGGCTTCGGCTGCAAGTGCAGCGGCTCAACTTGCGTCGGCATTCTTTAGAGATGTGGTTTACATCACATCGGCTGACAGTCCCGTCACTATCGCATCGGGTGATAACGGGAAACTATACAACATCAATTCAAGTGGCGGGGCGATCTCGTTTACGCTTCCGACGATTGCCTCGACCACTCTTCCATTCAACATTGCATTCAAACTCACGACCGCTGGGAATACTGTCACGATCAACCGTGCTTCTACTGACACGATCGAGGGCGCGACTAGTGTGACGATGGCGACAGCCGGTCAAGGATTGCAGCTTGTGGCTGACGCCGATGGATCTCCAGACAATTGGAGTTCTATTGCGATGGCGGGAACAGTGCTTCCAATCGTGAACGGTGGGACAGGAGCGACGACCAAGTCAGGAGCCTTTGATTCACTCTCGCCCATGACAACGGGCGGAGATCTGATATATGGCGGATCAAGTGGTACAGGTACTCGGCTCGCAAACGGTTCTCTTGGAAACGTGCTGATGTCGGCTGGAAATACTGATGCGCCGACGTGGTCAAACCTGCTGACATCTCCAATCGCGCCAGTGGTCCAGCGATTTCTATCTGGATCAGGGACAGCGAACCTGCCTTATGTTTTTGTTATCAGCACCGGTAGCGCTACAGTCGGAGCGACTTATACCAATAACTCAGTGACATTCACTGTCTTCGACACCGTGGCAAGCGCGACTCGGGTTGTGATGACGGGATCAGGGGCGCCATTAAGTTCCGGCACTCTCACTAAAGCAAGTGGAACGGGAGATTCAACTCTCACGTTCTCTCTAGTCCGAGCGCCGATCTATCTTATCGTCGATGCGGTTGGGTCTGGCGGAAGTGGCGCTGGATCAGGTGGCTCAGGCGGTTCTGGGACCAACGGGGATGCGACAACATTTGGATCGTCGTTCATCTCAGCAGGCGGGGGAGTCGCAGCAGCCATCAGCGGACCAGGCGGACAGGGCGGGACACCAAGTGTCACCATCGGATCAACTGGCGCAATGGTCCTTATCTCGCTGGAAGGAAACGGCGGCGAAGGTGCATCCGGTGGCGGATCAGAACCGGCCGGATCAAATGGACATAGCGGCGGGGCCGGCCCCTTTGGTGCGCAGACAAGATCCAACAACTTTGCAGCCGCCGTTTCAGCCGTGGCGAACAGTGGTTGCGGCGGTGCGGGCGCTGGCCTGGGAGTCACTGCGTCCCTTGGAACGGGAGCGGGCGGTGGGGCTGGCGCGTACTGTCGGGTTCTGATTCCAAACCCGTCGGCTACATACGCCTATTCAGTCGGGGCCTCTAAGTCTGGCGGTTCGGCAGGAACCAACGGTTACGCTGGCGGTAGTTCTGGCTCTGGTCAAATCATCATGGCAGCTCACTATCAATAAGAGGGGGAAGCATGAGTCACGAAGCAATCATCGTTTTACTAGGAGCTTTACTCGCAGTGAGCGAGGCGCTCAGTTTGATTCCGGCGGTTAAGTCCAACGGAATCTTTCAACTTGTCTACAACATCTTGAAGGGTCTGCTTCCAGCAAAGAAACCTGAAGCGTGAGTTGGCTTGCGTTCATCAAATTGTTGATCGGGATGCAGCGCCTGATCAACTTGGTCCTTGATGAAATCGCAAAGCGGAACGCGAAGGGTGAGCTTTTAGAAGTAAAGGCGGCGCTTGATGAGTACAGATTGGCGGAAACAATTGAAGCAAAACGAGCGTCACTTGCAAAACTCGAAGCGCTCTTTTGACGCTGACATGTATTTGAAACTGGCACTCTGGTCGTTTCTCATCATCGTTGTGTATGGGATTCTCTTTGGCTGCGTCCATCAGCCGCCTGCGGTTGAGCCAAAGTGGGGGCCAAAGTTCTTCCGCTTCCACAATGCCGGACCAATCTGCAAGTTCATCGGGTCTGAAGACCGGGTCGATGTGGATTGCGACGATGACATGGCATCCAAGTTTGTTTGCATGGCGCCCGAGGAACTCTTGAAACTTAAAGAGAAGAATCAAAGGTGTGTTGAATGGCGATAAGTCCAAGGCATGAGAACACCGGCAAGTGCCTTAAGTGCTTATCCATCCTTGGAAAGTATCCAGGATTCTATGAACCTCTGATGGATTGGTTCTTAGGATTTCAAGCAAGACACCCCGAGGCTCATATCTCCTGCGCTGGGCGGGGGCATGATGAACAAGAGACGCTATTTCAAGGCCGAAGGTCCAACGCCCATTATGGTGAATCGGCTCACAACTGGAATGCGGCACTCGATATCTGGGAGAACCAAGGGGATCGAACGATCATCTATGAACCTCTCTGGTTTACGGACGTGATGAAGCCGGAACTTCCATCGTGGATCGAATGGTATGGGAGAGTCGGCGCGCCGTTCCGAGAACTCCCGCACGTTGAGCCCAAGAACTGGAAGCGCCTTCGAGACACTGGACTTCTAACTCTTGTGGAACCGATACCAGAATGGGATGAGCAATGAGTATCTTAGCAGAGGTCGGTGTTAGTAGCGATCAGGCGACGGCCGCAATCATTGGCATCGTTGTCACGGCTGCATTCAATGCAGTCAAGAACTCGCTACTTAGTCCGGGTGCGATCAAACAGATTGAGAAAGAAAACGTCATGCGAGATGCGAAGCTCGATAAGCTGTTTCAAAAGACAGACAAACTCGAACTCGACATGGCCGTGGTCGCAGACAGATTGAAGCGCGACACTGAATGAACTACGCAGTCATGGTGATCCAAGTCATTGAGGTGGACCCAGGCGAAACGCTAGACTACTGCGCGTTTTGCGATGAGCCCACACGAATGGCAGTGTGTATTGCTGGACCCATGTACGCTTGGCAACAATGTCAAAAATGTCGGTCATACTATAACCCCGGCGTTATCTTCCGGGGTGAGAACGACGACTCAGTTATCACCGCTCCCGATTGATTCAATGCGATCAGCGATCCGTGTTGCCGTATCGACTCGAACTCTGTCTTGAAGCCGAGCGTAGACAAGTGTGGTTTGTTGGGTCTTGTGGTTTAAAGTTCGTCCGATCTGATCGATAGAGAGCCCCATTGAAAGACCTTGGGTCGCAAACGTTCTGCGCCAATCGCGGGCCCAGAGATCTTCACATCCGGCTTCCTTTCGGATCCTAACCCAGAATTTTCTAGGCATGTTGATGCCAAGGATCTTCTCTCCAAAACGCGGGAGCTTATCGATTACAGCGACGGCCTGAGGTGGGAGCACAATGACCTCTCGACCTGACTTGCCGTCAATGGCGAGCGCTTTATGTAAGACGCCAGCGATTTCAATATCAATGATGTCAGACCATTTCGCTCTCTCGATTGCTGACGGACGGGATCCGGTAAGCATGAGTAACATAATGAATGTTGACGTTTTTAAGTTTGATTCCATCTCTCGATTGAGGATCGAATAAATCTTTGTGATCTCTTCTGCGGTCGCGGATCTTTCGCGAGATTTTTCAGCAAAGTTAGGAACGACCGAACAGGGGTTTGACCCCACAGGTTTAAACCCTTTCAGTTCGGCAAGTTTTAAAACTGTACTTAAAACTGACTTGGAGCGGTTCGCAGCGTATGGCGTAGACTTGAGGCTGCGGTGCCAATCATGGACGAGAGGTGCCGTTACCTCGCTGAGTTTCAAGGATCCAAATGTTGGTTTGATATTCCGATCAAAGTTCCATTCAACTTCCTTTCGAAAACCGGAAGTCTCATAGCGTTTATCAGACCAGTGTTCTGCTAGGGCAATATCAAACATCTCTTTAATCGTCGGCTCATCACGAACGGACATGCGGTATTTGGATGGATCCCCGCCGAGAGCGATCTCTTCCCACATGGCGCGAGCCACTTTTCTAGCCGTCACAAGATTAAGTTCTGTTCCAACGTCTCCGAGTTTGGGTCTACGTTGCACGCCTTTCTTATTTCGATAGAAGAGAAAGAAAGATTTCTTCCCGCTCCTTTGAACTTTAACGTGAAGACCTTTAACCGATCCCTCACCTTTATCCCAAAGAACACCAGACTGAAGGTCGTTGATTTCTGAAGGGGTCATTGAACACCGTTCCATGTAAATGATCGTGCTTGAGAACTGCCGTAGAAAATTGTGAGCGTATTACTTGTGATCTGGTATGAGTTCGCGGATCGAAACCACTGACAAAGGGTGGTGTCGGATCCTGACGGGATCGTGGTTAGTTGATCGGGGCTTGAAACTGTGATCGTCCCAGACTTTACGTCTCCGTTAAACGTCGCAAGGATCGTGCACCGTACAGTGCCAGACGGGGAGAGCGGGTAACTAAACGTCATCCCCGAGGGTGTGAAGAATGAAACACCAATCAGCTCCATCCGTTCTTGAGATGCAACATCAAGCCAGTAGTCTGCAATGTATGGCCGAGTGTAAGGGCCTGACCCTGGTGTCGAGGACTGTGAACAGCCCGCAATCCACACTTGAGTAGCAACTAGGTAACAGAGAACCAGGATCCTATTCATCGTCAAAACTCCTGTGGGCGCGGTTTTAAAGGCACGTTATCCACTGTTTTGATATTATCATTAAATTGAGATTTAAGCAATCCTATCTGGTGTCCTGCGGCCACGGGCAAGCGTGACCTATGAATTCGTCAAACGATTCTCGACACTTATCTAACGGCGGAAATCGATAAATATTAAAGAGTGAGGCACCCTCTCGTTTCTTCTGAGTGGGATCCATGCGCGGCACAACACTTCTTAATAATCTCCCGATGGCACGCTCATCAGGCATGCGACTTTTTATATTCCTATCTCTAGCGTGGTGCTTGTACGCATTGCGAAGTCGCTCCTTCACAACATCTTGTATCCAGAGATTCTCTCCGGTTTCATAGTGAGAAATGTACCCGTCATTCAAGCACTGATACCACCACTGATGGAATGGATCTGCGCTCGCAAGCTTTTGTTCAAGTAAAGCTGTGGTCTTTGGCGCCTCGTTGATATTGAAATTTGAAATGTCGAAATCAAGTAAGTACCTAAGAAGTACCCGCAAGCCACCGGATTCAAACCCTTCGCGCATGGCCTGAAAGAAGTGAGTGTCTCGCTTCCTTCCCTCTCCAACTTCAAACACGGCAAAGCGTCTCTCATCCTCTGAAGCTGGGACAACCCAGTCTTCATTCCCAATGATGCAGACCCTTGTGCAGTTCTTTACCGCGTATGGTTCCTTCCCTTTTAGTTCAATAACGTGCTGACGACCCGTTATCAGGTCCTTTAAAACACCCTCGGCTTCCTTATCTCCGGACCAAAAAGCTTCATCAAGCGCAAGCATTACGCAGTTTTGCAGGTGAGAGTTAAAGGTACCTGTTAGGTATCTCTTTTTTGCCGTTAAAAGGAAGTGATGCCCTAAAAGGGAGCCGATACTTTCGACCAGCGCATTCTTTCCGACTCCCTTTGAACCTTTAAAAACCAGCGCGACAAGCGGTTTTTCCCATGGCTTTTGAACCAGGTGCGCAAAGAAAGAGATCAGCCATTTGAAATGGTCTTCGTTTCCTTGGCACACGTTCTTAAGTGCGTGCTCGAGTAACATGTCTAGAGACTTGTGTCTTTCACCAGCGGGCGCTGGCTCAACGGTAAACCCGCGCCACAAGTTATAGAATCTCTCAGGCATTTGCTTACCAGGCTCAAAGCAAATCCCGTCGTATGATCTTCTTAGCGGAGATCGAAGCCACGCTTCAGTGAGGGGTCTTGTTTTATTGTCTCCGAGTTGGAGAACTTGGCTTGCGAATTTTTTGTGAAACGAAAGTTCGGAGATGTGATCGAGTTTAAACTTTCCATCGGAGTCAGTCGTCTCCCATAAGATGTGGTGACTCCCACCAGTCATGACAAACGCATACTCTTTATTGATCTTTTCAATAGGGGAGAGGATCTCGTCGGGCTCGATGGGATCAAAGTGATTGTCTTTATTGTTGATCCCTATGGGGTTTCGACCGTATCGATACGCATGATCAACCTTTGCCTTTAACTCATCGGCACTCCACGGCGGCTCATTGTGATCGTTCCACCCATCGAGCATAAGTTTAAGACAATCTGAAGGCGCACAACCAAAGTCCTTAATCCTTGCCGCCACTAGATACGCCACTGAATCCCCGCCATTTCCCTCAATAGAGAAGGGCGCTTCAGTTCTTAGATATGATCTAGCGAGTTCAATCGCAGCGTCGCGGTCGATATTCGGGAGAGTTTGACTAGCGAGCGGGTGTTTCACTGGTGCAACACCGACGAAATCAACTAAACGCTTCGGGCATTTTGCGATGATTGATTGCCTTGCCTTATACGAAAGACCGTTGATCTGGGATCCAGCTCCCACCACGTACCCGCCGCGGCCACGAGTATCAATCCCCTTTGCCAACACGTTCACACCCTGACCCAGAGGTTCCTCGGTCATGTAAATAATGTGACGGCCGCCAGTCGGGGTGACTTGCATGTACGTTTCAGGAAACTCCCAGCCCTCACTCTCAAGACGCTTTAATTCTTTATCCCCATTCTTCTCGCCCTTATTATCCACATCGATCGCAAGTAAGCTGTGACGCTTCCCAAACCGTGTCGTTGAGATCCCAATGTTGTAGGGTCTTGGTACCTCAAGAACTGGATCCATCCACCAGCGTTTAATCTGATCGGGATCCGTTGTTGCGACATTGGGATAATCCTTAACGGCGGGGAGTTTTGAATTAACCCCGAGAGGGAAGACGTGGAAGCCTTGCTCGGCAAGCCTAAGCGCGTGATCAAGCATTGATAGTTCACTCATCTTTCCACCCTCTTTTCAGCATTCATTTTCAAAACGAATTCTCTGTGCAAACACCCACACGAATTGATCTTTCGAATCAAATCCGCAGCTCGCACGTAACAAGTGTTCCCGCATTCACAGATACAAACCCACTGCGTCCGGCCATCCTTAGAGTCTTGGCATCTGGCTAGTGCAGTCAGTCTTCCGAATCTCTTTCCCCTTAAATCCGAAGCCGGTCTTGCCATCGTGCACCCGTACTTTTGATACCTTCGATCACGCCATCCACTCGCTGCAACGGGGAGAGTTCGTGACCACTCTTCAGTTTGACACATGATCTTTTCCATCTGTTCCACACTTCCCGCATGGAAGGGGACCTCGCACACCACTTCGTCGTGAACGTGGAGAACGACAGGAAAAAAGTGCTTTTCAATTCTAAGCATTGCGTCTGATAAAACGTCTCGCGCTGTAGCTTGAGTGACGTTCTCGCAAAGGAGGCCGCCGTATGCTTTTTGCTTTTCCCATTTGTTAGAATATGAATCGACTCCCATGTATGTGAGCCCCTCCTTCATTTCTCCCCACGGCGTTTCAAACAGCTCCACTTTTGGATATGGATACGTAATGACCCTGCCACTCGGCAGACGACACAAAAGAAAAGTGCCAGATAAAAAGAATCGAATGGGGCCTGCGGTCGTTCGAACCTTCGTAGTCACCGCATCGATTGCGGCTTGCTCTAGATTCCACCAGAACTTTACGATGCTTGGGTTTGAATCCCGCCACCGAATCTTAGTGATCTCACTTGCGAGAAACTCCTCTCTTGTGAGTTCTCTGTTCTTTGCATTATCCCAAGCGTACAGCGCCTTCTCGATTTGATCAGAGTTTGCAAGAGTCAAGAGAGCGGGGAGAGCGGGAGAGAGCTTAACGCTGTAAGCCTTTGCCATTTGCTGAAGGGCCCCGACACCACCTTGGTATCCAAGGGCAAGGTTAGCGACCTTTCCGATCTGCCTTTGATCTTTAGAAACCTTCTCGATCGGGATCCCGAAGATGTCCGCGGCCGTTGCTTCATAGATCTTCCCGTGACCTCGAAAGATCTCTAAGACTTTCTCTTCCCCTGCAAGCCACGCAAGGACTCTCGCCTCGATTGCGGAGAAGTCGCAGCCAATAAGCTCATGCCCTGGTTTGGCGTGCATGAAGCCACGTAAACAATCTGAGATGACGGACATAGGCGGCCCGTAATACAGGTCGATCATGTCCCTAGCTGTGGTTTGATTCATGGGTTAAGCGTCGACGCCTAGATAACCTAAGATCTTATCTCGATCGAGATGATCGATAAGCTCCAGACCAAAATACTCAGCCGCGTCCTTTGCCTCAAGCGCGTCGAGCATCACATCTTTTTCTAGCGATTCAGCTATTAACTCTTGATCCACATTTGTGGCCACCCAATTAACGAGTGACTCAGCATCCATTAACCTCACCATAAACCCCTCCCAGAATTTCAAAGACTTCATTAATTTCCATCTGACTCAACCTTGGCCGGGGAAAATTCTGCGGTTGAATTCTCCTCCCAGCCCACCTTCCAGTGCCAGCCCCGTGGTATTGAAAGATCCCTCTAATCCTTTGATCCTCTCCAATGCCGTCAGCCATCATCGATAGCTTTGCCGTCGACGACTTGGCTGCCTCTTGCCGAAGTAAAAGCGCACGCCTGCAATCGTCTGGGATCTCTTGCGTTAAAAGATCTAAGACGTCGGATTTTGCGACCCCTTCAGTGATAACGCCGCGAGAGACTAACCAATCGGTGAGCTGTTTATTGGACGTGCACGTTTGCACTTTGCTATTTGTTACCATTCGCATTTCGTGATCGAGACGATCCGTCTCACTTGAAACGATGTTCACCGCAACATGCGCCGACTTGATGTCGATCTCAACCCCCCGGTTATTGATCAACTGATCAAGCTCCCAGACGCGCCGCTCTTTGGGATCAAGAGGGAGTAACCTCTTTTGAAGTTCACGCTCCACGACCACGTCTTGCCTGCAATATTCCGAAAGACGTTTTAAATCTTCCGGATCTTCCCACCAAACTATCTCCCCACTTGGCAGTACGTCTCGTGGTTGCGAGAGCTTCATCATCAGCCTGTGGCCAGCCATGTCTTTCTTTTGACTTAAACCCACAGCGGCCGAAGCGTTATCGAGTGAACCGGGTAACGCCATCGCATAAGCGAGAGCCATCGTGCAGTACGATTGCGAGATCGAAATCCTAGGCCAAGAGTTAAGGCCCGCGTGATTCCAGATCTCTCGCTCAAACGTGACGTTATGACCCCACACGATGCCGCCAGATCGGATATGCTCAAGGACTCTGGACTCCATCGGCTCGCCTGGAAACCAAAGTTCAACCGGCTCATCGTTAAACGCATAACCGGCGCACAAAATTGAAGTGGATCGGTGGCGAGCGTAGACGTGAAGGCCTGCGCGTTTTAAATCGCAAGCACTTCTCGTTTCAAAATCAAGGTGAAGCTCTTGTTGCATTTGCCCGCCACCGATTTTTATTTAATCAAACATCGATGCGGCTGATTTGCCGGGCTCACTCGATTCAACCGGCGCAAAGTTCATCACGTCCGCTCGGTTCCCACCAAGAGGTTCTCCGTCTCGAACCTTTTGAATGGATCCAAACCAAATGGTGACGCCGTCTCCACCAGTGTCGAAAACAAAGATGTCGATATGAGACCTAACGTAACATCCAGAATAAATGTCTGATGGGCGAAGCGCTGTGGTGCCATCAACGTCAAAGATCGCGGGCGGTCCCTTCTTACCTGGACGACCAAGACTTAGCGTGACAGCTCCAGGTTTGTATCCGGCGACAGCCTTTACATTCCCTTGAGCGTCAGCCTTTGTGGCTTCCATCTTCTCAAACTTTGGCAGCTTTAAATTCTT